AGGGGAAATCGTAGATCCGCAGCCGTTCCCGCAGTGGCAGGGACGGCTGACCGTTTCCTATACCATTGCGCAGCCCGAAGAGGAGGTGGACTTCTGAATGGAAGCATCAAAGCAGACGATCTACGTCGGGCCGTCGCTCTCTGGCTCGCGGCTGGCGCATGCCACCACGTTCATCGGGGGATACCCCGCGCACGTGCAGAATATGCTGGACGAGCACCCATGGATGATTCATTTATTCGTGCCGGTGACTGAGTATGCGGAAAGCATGAAAAAGCTGACGAAGAAAGGCACCGCGCTTTATATTTTTGCAAATCGATGCAAGGAGGTTTAAACATGGCATACAAACATGGCGTATATACTGGCGAAATCCCCACCAGTATCATCCCGCCAGTGGAAACCGATGCAGGCCTGCCCGTTATTTTCGGCACGGCGCCCCTGCACCTGGCATCCGATCCGGCGAAAGCGAACCGCCCCGTCCTCTGCTATTCCTATGCAGAGGCAGTGGCAGCCTTCGGCTATTCGGATGACTGGAAAGACTACACCCTGTGCGAAGCGATCTACAGTCAGTTCGCCCTTTATAACCGCGCGCCGGTCGTGCTGGTGAACGTACTGGATCCAAAGAAACACAAGAAAGACAAGAAGAACCAGTCGCTCACCTTTACAGACGGCGTGGCAGCCATCAAGGATGCGGTTCTTCTGGATACGCTCAAGCTGAAAGTGGCAGAGGCTGGCGAAGCGCTTGGCGAGAATGATTACACGGCAGCCTACGATGATGATGGCACGCTGATCATCACCGCACTCGACACCGGAAAGCTGAAAAATGTGACTACGGCATTCGCAGACTATACCTATCTCGACCCAAGCACCGTGACTTCGGCGGATATCATCGGCGGCGTGGACAACGCGACGAACGAAAAGAAAGGCCTTGAAACTCTGAACCAGGTCTTCCCGCTGACTCGCCTTGTGCCAGGCATCGTCATGGCGCCAGGATGGAGCCATGATCCGGCGGTCGAAGCCATCATGAAGGCGAAGGCAGGGAATATCAACGAACATTTCACCGCGCTCGTCCTGACAGACATCCCGTGCGGCGAAGGCGGCGTCACCAAGTACGGAGACGTGCCGGCGTGGAAGAATAACCACAACTACACCGGCGTGAACGAAGTCGCTTGTTGGCCAATGGTGAAGCAGGGCGAGAAGATTTACCACATGTCTACCCAGCTTCTCGGCGTCATCAGCACCATCGACAGCACGGATGAAGATGGCGTGCCGTACCAGAGCCCGTCCAACAAGTCCATGCAGATCGAGGGCTTGTGTCTTGAAGATGGCAGCGAAGTCGTCATGGAACCGGAGCAGGCCAACTACCTGAATGGGCAGGGCATCGTGACCGCACTGAATTTCATTGGAGGATGGAAGGCGTGGGGGAACAATACCGCTTGTTATCCGGCGGATACAGATGCGAAAGACCGCTTCATCCCGCTGCGCCGCATGTTCAACTGGCATGCCGCCACATTCATTCAGACCTACTGGCAGAAGGTGGATAATCCGAGCGTGATCGATTCGGAAAACATCCGTCTCAACGGTTTGGCTGCTAGAGAAGTCATTCTGGGTGGTCGCATTGCCTTCCTTGAAAGCGAAAACCCGAAGACCTCGCTCTTGGACGGCAAGGTCAAATTCCACACCTATTTCACCCCGCCGATCCCGGCAGAAGATATCGAGAACGTCATCGAACTCGATACCGACTACCTGGACAGCCTTTTCAAATGATAAGGGAGGGCACATATGCGAAACGTACCTGAAAACTTGATCAATTTCAGAGTATACGAGGACGGCGGCGCTTTCCTCGGCATCTCTGATGTCACATTGCCAAAGCTCTCCGCCATGACACAGACCATCAAAGGCGCAGGGCTCGCAGGCGAGCTTGAAGCACCGACAAGAGGGCACTACGGCTCCTGCGAAGCGGAACTGAACTGGCGCACCATCGAGAAAGATCTGCTCCACCTGGCGGCGAATAAAGCACTTTCCCTCGATCTGCGCGGCGCAGGGCAGGGATATGACTCCGAAAGCGGCGAATACACCACGCGCAAAATCAAGATCCTGCTTCGCGGCCGCCCGAAAGAAGCTGATCTTGGTAAATTCGATGTAGGAGCGACCACGGACAGCAAGACCACGCTCGAATGCGACTACATCAAGATCGACATCGATGGGGAAACCAAGCTCGAACTGGACAAATATAATTTCATCTGCAACGTGGATGGCGTCGACTACTTGGAAGACGTGAGAGACGCGCTGGGAATGTAACAAAAAAAGCCTCGCATATCGCGAGGTTTTCACATTTTACTCTATAAGGAGGAATCATGGCTGTTACAGTCAAATTAAAGAAGGCAGTACACGTCAAAGGGAAAGAGACCACGACCGTGGTGCTCGATTTCGATAAGCTTACCGGGCATGATCTCATTGCGGCAGAGGCCGAAGCCGTTGCAATGAAAGCGCCGATGATAGTTCCGGCGGCTTCTATGCAATTTCAGGCGATTGTCGCGGCAAAGGCCATCGGTTGCCCGGTAGACGATCTTTTCGAGTTGGGCGCGAAGGACTTCAACCACATTGCTACATTGACGCTAAATTTTCTCGGGGCGTAGTGGATAAAACCACTGGAACACGCCCCATCAAAAAACTGGCGTTTCAGATGGCAATGGCCACCTATACGCCAGTCGAGTTCTATTTATCTATACCGCTGCCTTTGCTTATTGAGTATGCAGAAATCGTCAAAGAAATCGGTCGAGATAGGCAGTAGTTTTGTTATTCGGCTTTTTCCGGACTTCCCTAAGGAAGAGATACGTCGTATAGAGGAAGAACGCAATCCCACCAAGCACACCAGCGGAGAAAAGATAATTCCCGATAAGCACCCACTCAGACTTGGGCATGCCGCAAAGCTGCATGATCAGGATCGGGATGAGAGGAAGCAATAAGCCGATGACGATACAGGCAAAGAAATAAATAGCCAGCAGGAAAGCGAAAAGCGGGAACGTGGCGCGGACCAGAAGGGCAACTAAAAAACGCATGAGC